CACCTTCACTATTGCCTTGTTCCCAAGCCTCCATCATGCCAGTCTGGCGCATGGACAATGGGTCGCAAAAATAATTGTCCGTGCCAGCGGGCTTCCCAGCCACAACAAGATCTTTCGACCTGAGTGACTGTACAGAAACCCGATTCTGGGCTATTTGGTTTGTGTCAACCCAATAGTCTAGAATCGCCGTATCCGCTGCCTGATCGTGTACCAGTTCTCCTCTTTCAGAGTAGATTCCGTACAGAGCGCTCAGCGTGTCTTGTGGGTCCCAGCGAGTGTCTCTCGGCTGGGCAATGACTTGGTATTTGTTATCCTGTTTAGGTGAAATGTATTTCCTACCAAGAACAGGAGTGGAACGAAATGAGCCATAAGACAAAAGTCCTCCGTTGTCTGTATCTGAAACGTATGACGACACCTTTGCACCAAACCCAACCACACGGAATTTCCCTAGTGCGGCGAGATCACGATAAGTCGTGGCCCCATGGTTTGTTTGGACGTGGTTCGGATTGTCAACAATAACAGTGTCCCCAGTAAGTGTGAAGTTACCGGGCACTCCAGTTGCAGGGCCTAAGCCATACAGTGGATTGGGAGACAGTAGCCCCTCGAAAGTACCATTCGCATTGGTGCGTGCAATGGTACGCAACCTAATCACGGAGGTAGTGGTTCTGAGGGGGAACAGGGAGGGGATTTTTGCCCCCACTGCATGCCGAGAGAACGGATGAGTGAGCGCAGCCAAGTAGGAAACGTCAATCCCATCTGGCACCTGCACTTTAGGCTTTCGCTTGGGTGGGATGGTGGTGATAGATTTGACATTCTTAGACTTGGGGGGCATAGTATGTTGTAAGTAGTATGCGTGTGTGTACGTGGCGCTTGGAAGGCGCGCGTATGTATGTGTGCGTTTCTGAACGCAAGTGGAATACTGTGTTTATATGTATTCCCCTAGTGGTTCAAATAGTAAAGAGACCAGTCGCTACGCTGATATTGTGACCGTGATCAAAAAGTCCAACGTAGCTGGATGACTGTAGCGATGCCTCCATTTCTATTTGCACAGAGGGTGGGTAGCCAAATGCCTTGAAGAATGACACCCTTGTGTCATCAGAAATATCACCCCGGAATTCACCACGGATGCGCGGTTTAGAGCACATACGCATG